CCACCTGGATAAATTGATTTTTGACCAATTACAATAAAACCTAAAGGTTCTCTCCCCAGCTTATGACTTACAATAATATCACCATCGCCTGCAAAAGAAACATCCTTAACTATAACTCCATCTATGATTGGAGAGTTAGCAATTTGTTGAACTGCACTATTAACATTACTTTGAGTCTGAGTAACGTCTCTATTGCCTGGGTCGATTTGTTTGACAAATGATTTTATACCAGCCATTAAATTGTGCTCCTACCAAAAAAGAACTCATTATTTTCTAAATAAACATCAGATATAGTAAGAGGATGTCCTGCGTCTCTATTGTTAGCAGCTTCTTCTATTCTTCTTTTCATGTCAGCTTTTTGTTTTAGAAGAACACTGACATCACTTTCTTCTTTTTGTAAACACTTTATAGCTGCGTTTATCACTATATACTCTCCATAGCCATTTATATCATCGTACGTAGTAGTAGAAGTAGCTGGAGTTG